TCCGGGGGGATCGGACCTCGGACCTTGGTCCTTGTTACGATACGCGCCAGACACGCATCTTTTTGTCCCCAATCCAGCGCCAGTCAAAGAGCGCAGGGTCTTTCTCGCGGTAGTTCTTGGCCCGGTAGTTTCTATTGCGGATAACAGTTCGGAACCGCTTGAGCTCTTGTTCTGTCCCCGCAAAGATAAAACTGTCACCAACTAACATCTCGTCAAACACTGTGTAGTGGGCCTTCCAACCACCGTGGGGACCAGCCGCATCCGGAGGTAAGGGCACGTTCTTCTCGATCTGAAACATCGCGATCTCCTTACGTCGTGACACTCGAAACACTAGTGGGTAACATGTGTGCTTGTCAAGCGGGCTGTTCTAGGAGGCGGGAGATAAAAGGTTCTTGCACCTCGGACCTTGGACCTGTATAAAATCTCGGTCTAAAACATCCTCTGCCCAACTGATTCGTGACAAAGCTTCGGCTTTGCGCCAGCTCCGTGACAAGCTTTGTCACGGATTTTTTTGTTTTTTGTCAGTGTGTTAGTGGCCAAAAATGAGTTTTGCTATAGAGGTCCCGCCAGAAAAAACGAAAACTTTTGAATTGGTTTTCTCAAAATGGCGTTCCATTTGTCACGGCTGGTTTTTTGAGATTTTTATCACACAAAATCAATACGTTATGAACACCTATTCCGTGCCATGAATATGTCACGGGGGTGGTAAACACGTCACGGGTAGAACTTGCCTGATCGACGCCTCGCTGGTTTTTTTGAAACGGGAGTAGGGAAATCCTCTGGAAAAACCCCTATAGGAGAACTCAGCTTGAAAGGGCCGGGCCTCCTGTTGTAGGCTGCGAACAATAACATCTTGGAGGACAGGATGCCGAGAAAGAAACCACCTGTTGAAGAACGCCGCCCGCCGGGGCGTTACCTGCCCGGGGTGCTGACCAGTCGACAAGAGACCTTCTGTAAGCTCATGGTCGAGGGGATCTATTCCAATGCTGAGTGCGCGAGGAGGGCAGGCTTCGCGAAGGACACGGCGAACCAATACGCTGTGAAGCTTTTGGACGGTAAGAGCTACCCGCATGTGCTGGAGCGGATCCAAGAGCTGCGCGAGGAGCGAGAGCGTAGGTTCGGGGTCACCACCATCGGACAGCTTGAACGGTTTGCGAAGCTCTCTCGTGGTGCTGAGGAGGCTGGTCAATACTCTGCGGCTATCAACGCCGAGAAGATCAGGTCTGCTCTGGGTGGCCTGACCATCGACCGCCGCGAGACGATCAACACGCTGGACCAGCTTTCGCGGGACGAGATCACAGCCCGCCTCGCTGCCCTGCAGCAGAAGTACCCGCACGCCTTCCAGATAGAGGCGAAGATCAAGGATATCACCCCCGATGACTCAGGGTCCGGAAGCGAACTTTTGGAGTACATTGAAAAGAAATCTCCCCAAAGGAGTTATGACGACGAGGATTGAGAACCGACACGGCGGAGGGATTCCCGACCTGCATGTGTTGTGGGACGGAATGCCATTCTGGGTTGAGTTAAAAATTTCGAAGTCTTCGCGCGTAAAACTCTCGCCGCATCAGGTCGCTTGGCATACTTCATATTCTGCGCGCGGAGGCCTCTCGTTTTTCTTGGTAAAGGCCCTCGCTTCTAGTTACATTCACCTGATCCGGGGTTCGGAGGCTGTTGATTTGGCTCACAAACCTCTGTCCGAGGTCCGAGGATCGATGTTCGAGGGCCCTGCGCCTATGCTCTGCGCCCTGCGCGCCGAGGTGTTTGATCACTATGCGGGCGTGGTTGGCCGAGGTCCGAGGTCCTAGGCCCTGCGGCTCGAGGCTCTGCGCCCTGCGTCTTGCGGGTTTTGGTCTGGGATTGCGCCAACATAGGTTGGAGAAGCGGGGGCCACGGCCCCCGGTCCTTAGCCTAGGTCCTTGTCCGCGATGTCGGTTTCGCCTCCGCAGTCGTCACAGTCTGAGTTATCGAACAGCCCTGCGAGCTCCCAGCTCTGCGTGTCGACGTTCCAGCGGGCGGTGGCATCCACGGAAACGTTCTCGCTTCCGCAGTGCCTGCAAATCTTTGTGATTCTCTGGCATCCCATGATCAGTGCTCGACGATTGCGATTGACTTAGCCGCGGTGCCGCCCTTGCAGAGCTTGCATGCGGTGCACTGGACGCGCCGCCCTGCCTCTTTGGATGCCGGGCAGAGGGCTTCGTGCGCCGTGTCCATCTGGCCAAGGTCCGCGATCACGCGGAACGTGCGCCGCCCTGCGCGCCAATGGGCCCAAGCTTGGGCGTAATTGTCTGCCGATTGCATGGCGATATCTGGACGCCAGCCGGATTGATGGCTGTAAGCGGTCCAGGTGCTGGCCTCGGAAAGCAGCTCGTCCCACACGTGCGAAGGCACCGCGCCGGGATCCCCGTAGGTGCCGACCCGGACAAAGCGGCCGCGGCCCATGGCCCGCGCATCGCCTGCCGCGTACAGCCCGCGCAAGAATGACTTGTAAACAATCAGCACGCCCTGCCCGAGATTGACATAGCAGCGGCGGCCCTGCGCCTGTTTGCGGTCCGGGTCTGCGGTTGGCGTGCCGCGCATAACGCAATCGCCACAGATGGAATAATCCTCGCCGGTCTTGCTGGCCTCTAGCGGATTGATATCTGCGCGCAGGATGTACGTCTGCACGACCCGGCCCGTCTTGCTGTTGCGGTTGGAATAGGTCGCGATGACCACGATGGGCTTTCCATCCAAGAGGCTCGGCCCGTTGTAGATGATAGCGTGCTGCATGTTTTGTCCTATGAAAAGGCGGTATTGCCTGCGGATATTGTACGACGGAAACAAGTAAGGCACAAGCGGAAAAAGCCGGGATGTTTTTGGCCCTGCGGCCCTGCGCCCTGCGCGCCGCCTCTTATATTATATATAAGAGGGCCGAGGGCCGAGGACAAAAAAGCCACGCCCGAGGGCGTGGCAGGTGGAGGGGATCGAGGCGAAAGATCCCCTCTGGCAATGTGATCAGATCGATTCGATCATAGTCTGGAATTCGCGCCGCGCCTCTTCGGCGGCATCGCGGCGCACAGTGCGAAGCTTGGTGATCAGCTCCTTTGCGCGCCAGTTCTTGCCCTCTTCACCAACGGCCGCCTCGAGTTGCGTGATCAGATCGTTCACTTCGCCAAGCTCGATCACGACGTTGATCTGCAGCGTGCCGTCCAGGACATAGGATTTTTTCATCGGATGTTTCCTTCTGTTAAAGGGCGTGATTGCCCTGCCGATAGAGTATCAAACCAACAAGCCACGCACAAGCACTAATTGCCCTGCGGCCCTGCGGCCCTGCGCCCGGGCGGTTCGCAGATCCCCTCGTTGATCAGGTGCCGGGCGGTGCGCCCGAACCAGCCCTGGAGCTGCCACGCAAAGCCCGTGTCGATCAGCGTCTGCCAGGCCTCGATGGCCTGCTCTTCTGTCTCGGCCTCTTGCGCGCCTTCGGCGATCATGGTGGCGGTGTAGATGTCCATCTGTTTTCCTCCTTGTGAAGAGGACCTGGGCCGCGCAGCTCCTCACATTGCGCAGCGGCCCGGGTCCGGTGTTAGAGGCGCGTCCAGCTCCGGATCTGCGCATCATGACCAAGGTGCTCGGCCCGGATCAATGGCGTCTCGCCTTTGATCGCCTGATAGGCCTGCAAGAACGTGGCCATGTCGCAATCTTCCTCAAGGGCCAGCGTGTCGTCTTGGCGATAGCTATAACGCGTGAAGGATCCCGGATCTAGGTTCACCTCTGCGAGCTGCGCGACGGTCACAAGCAGCCACCCATGGCCGGGATCGGTGATGTAAGTTAGGTGCATTGTTTGTCCTTTCTGCTAAGCGTGCGGGATGCACGGGATGCCCGCCCCTTGCGGGGCGGGTCACCGATGCATCACGCTTGTGCTAGATAATCTTGGACCGTCGGCACCTTGGGCGTGTCATAGGCTGCCTGCCATTCCGGATCCGCGGCCACCAGCCTGCCATAGCGGCGCACCTCGACCGCGTAGGTGTCGCCAAGCTCAAACGAGCCAAAGGTCATGGGGCTTTTCGCTGCGACGAACCAGCGCGCGTACTGGTCCTTGGCCTCGTTGCCTGACACCTTGTAGGTCTTCAGCACATGCCAAGTCATATCGCCTGCGCGATAGATTGCATACGGCGCATCAGGCTTGCGGGATTTCGCGAAGGGATTCTTTGCCATTGTCTTTCTCCTTGTTAAGACGTCTTGGTGACGTGCCCCGATCATACATCACGCACAACCGGGGCACAAGTGATTTAGTCGACCCAAGTAAACCGCTTCTTGTAGTGGCCTTTGACCACATGCTCCTCGGTCCAGACTTCTTTGAAGTAGGCCTTGCCATCCTCGACCGCGATTTCGCGATAGGCCTGAATCCGAGTCTCGACCGCTTTCTTCAGGCGGCCCAAGGCCTCGAGCTCCGCCTTCGCGACGTCCAGGCTTGTGCCGTTGATACGGGCATCCATCACCTCGACCGCCTCGAACGCGTTCATCAGTTGCGTCACAGTTGCCATTGTCTTTCTCCTTGTTAACAGGACCGCGACCATCGCTGCCCTATGACTGATGTCATAGCATGGACATTTGTTCACTGTCAACAAGTCATGCACAAGCGCACGCCATCCAATCGGATGCATCTCTATATCTTTCGATACATCCGCGCGCCTCGCCGGGGTAACTGCAGCCTGCCAAGGCCATCGGCGCGCGCACCTCGCGACCCCCATCCCCCCTTTTTCGGCCCCCGGTCGAGCGCGCGGGGCTTTAGTTATTCCTT